ATGAACAACGATCTTAGCGCCGCCACCGATACGCCGAATGGTCTGACCGTTGGTCAGGGCGTAGAACAGCGGACGCGCCGAGAAGATGTTGTCGGTAAGCCGAGGAACGTAGTTCTTCAGCGTGGTTGTCAGAATCTCATCGAAACTGGTGTTGCCGAAAGCCATGATGGCTCCTTAGTGAATCAAGTGGTCATTTGCTTTTTCGCAAGAGCAAAGGCTTCACGAAGAGTAGAAACTTTGGCTTCTGAAGTTTCGGGCAGGGTTCCCGCTTGGGTTGACCCGCCAGGAACCACTACTGCCGCATCTCGCTTCTTCTCCGTGATGTCCTGATCTTGCCGCAGCTTGTCTGCGGTGGACTTCACGTCGTTGAACTGCCAATGCGTGTACGCCGCTTCAAGATTCGTAATCTTGTTCGTCACGGCGTGATGTAGCAGATCCTGCTTATCGAAATCTCCGTACCGTTCCTTCAGCCGATCGACTTCTTTGTCTACTTGCTGGATACGAGCAGCCCGCTCCTGCATTTCGATCTTGCGCTCAAGCTCAGCCAACTTCTTTTCAGAAGGGTCCATGTCATCCCAACCAGACTCTTCCGTCTGACCAGAACCCATGTTGATACCAAATGTCTGAGCCAAAGTGCTAAGAGTCCCCTCTGGATCATTCTCCAGAGCAGACACGATTGCTTCGGCTTGCTGCAAACGTTCCCGTTCGCTGGCTACCTCTTGCGTCTTACGGGTGTAATCCGCTTGGCGCTGGTAACCCTTTTGAAGCTCATCCAGGGTGACCTGATGCTCCTCGCCGTCAATCTTGACGGTGTAAGCAGGTTCCTGACTTGCCTCTGCTGAAACTTCCGAGGTATCCACAGACGTGGGTTCAGTTGCTTCGGTTTTTTCGGACACTGTGATCCTCCTAAGGAATCTTCGAAAAGGTGTTCCTAAGTCTAATGTGAACTATGTCCCACTACAGGGACGGTAGCTCCATGCCCATCTGCCCCTGAAGCTGCGCTAACAGCTCAGGAGGCACCCCTCCAGTTGGAGCGAACGCTCCCCCTGGGGCCTGAGGGACTGGTGCGCCGCCCATTCCAGGCGGCATTGGTGCTCCCTGCGGGGGCACTGGACCGCCACCAGGCTCTTGGCCTGGTTGCGGCTGCGGTGCTTGTCCCATAAGGAACTTGTCGGGGTCTTTGACCCCGAAACCATCTTCCAGAACGTGCCGTGCCAACGCTGCAGGATCAATAACCGACCCCACCAGCGGTGCGACAGCGTTCAACAACGAAACAGCCTGCTGGCGACGAATCGTGTCGTTCATCGGCTGCGTAGAACCAGCCTGCACAACAAAGTCGTACTCGCCAACGATCTCTTCACGCCCGTACGGGATAAACAGGTCTTCGCCGCCTGCGTCAGCAACTCGGGCCATCGCTTCGCCCGTCATGAACTGCTGCAGAAGCTGCACAACCCTCTTCGCTACCTGAGCGATGCTGATCTCAACAATTGCCAGCTTGTCAGCCGCACGAGCGTTCGCAGCGTCAGCAATGATCGACGCTTCCGTAGCGGTACGTCGAATCTCAGGCATAGCGCCACGGGCATACTCCGAAACACCCGACACCGTGTTGATGTCGTTTGCAATAATGTTGGAGTAGTTGTAGATCTCTGCCGACAGCGGAACCTGCGGCAACGGCATCACGACCTGATCCAACGGCTTGTTCTCGTCAATCACAGGCACAAAGCGTCCGTCGTCCTCAGACTCCAACGCTTCACGACCCGCAGGACCAAACGACCGTTCGTGATACAGGTACTTGCGTGCGTACCGTTTACGGTCGTTCATCAACTGGCTACGAGTCTTGTCCAGCTCAAGCTGCAACGGTTCGATCGCTTCTAGATCACCCATCGGGTAGAAATGATCGGGAATGTCGTAGTTTCGCAGCATGACGAACGGGTGCCCGTATGCGTACGGCATTGCGACGGGGTCCACAAGGAACTCATCAGCATCGTCGGCATACACAGACAACGTGTTGTCCATGATGTCGTAGTATTCCCAGAGGACGACTTGGTCTTCCAGATACTGAACTTTGTCGTCGTTCGGGTTCTCATTGTAGATGTCACGGCTGTAGTTAGCGACCAGCTTCTTGCGAGCCGACGGCTTGTAACGCCGATCCTTCTCCACTTCCTCTAGCGGACGCACAATACGTTGTGCGATCCAACGTGCGTCTTCCATGCAGGTCGCTGCAGGGTCGACGTAAACGTCAAAGACGCTTAGTCGTTCTACGAACGGCTGATCTTCAACGATCCGCATCTCTGTAGAAGGAATGCTTGCGACAATGTCGTCGTAGGAAGGCGGTTCAACGCCTTCCATGAAACTTTCAATAGCGATCTGATCAATCTCGTTCATAGCCGAGTTGATCATTTCTTCTCGGGCAAGTTCCCCGATGCTCTGTTCTTGCTCTACGAACTTCCAACCCACCTTCAGCCAGCCATGCCCAAAGACCAAAAAGTCTTTAACGGCACGACGGAACGGGGTACGGAAATCGTGGTGCCTCCACAAGTGGTTGACCACTGCTTCTACGAACATTGCCCGTTTGGAGTCTTCAGGCTTGTTGGCCTGCACAACAACCTTGGGGTAGTTGACGGCTACGGAAGGCGCAATGACGTTGATTGTCGAAAACGCAAGGTTTACAGCGATCAGGTCGCCGTTTTCTTGCATGTATTCAGGGAAGTGCTGTCCACGGTACAGGTCAGCCAAACGTGTCCAGTTATCGTCAAACTGTTCGTCTTGACGCCAACGTTGACACTTGTCGATCCTGTCTTGGTACTGCTCCAACCTGTCACGGCGCGACTTCCGAGCCATGTCAAACCCTCTCTATGTTGCGCCCCTGAGACTGGGCCTCTGCAACAACCTTCGCTTCACGTTCACGACTCGTCAGGTGCTGCTCGTCGGCAGGAAGCATCGCCCGAAAGCCACGCCCAGTTGACATCTGCAAAGAGTTCAACCGCACCCAACGCTCGTAAATCTCGTCAAGCTCAGACTTGGAGATGGCTTCGCCCTTCTCCCGTCGCATATGTTCGCAGAACTCGTCATACGACGAGTTCTTTGGAATGATCGCCATTATCAGGCGTCGTGACCAGCAGCGTCGAAATAAGCAGCGCGCTCCACCGAACCCGTCGGACCATGCTGGATCTCGGGGGTGCTGCGAGGCGTGATGCCCTCGCCACGGTCGCCAGTCTGACCAGCGTACTTCGGGTCCGAAGTGCGGTAAGAACCGCGATTCGGGCTACCAGCAGCGTCACCAATCGGGTTAGCGACGACAGACTTGCCACGAGCCATCGTGTTGTTGCCACCACCAACATCGGTGGTGCCGTTCGTGTGTGAAACAAACTTAGCCATGAGTATTACTCCTAAAGGTACCTAATAAGATGTGGAACGTGTCCCACGGACGTTATTGCGCCCAATCCGCATCGACGGGGTCGACGGTTCATTTGTTGCCAAACGCATAAACCAGTTCCACGTCCAGTAGTCATCGTCGTCTTCAACATACTCTGGTTCGTAAGCATACTTACGCATCTGGTTCGCTAGCGCTAACGCCATCACACGGTCGTCGTACGGCGATCCAGACATGCCGCCCCGTTCGTTGCGGACAAACGTCCGCAACTCAGCCAACGTGTGACGGTCATAAATCGTCAACTCAAAGTTCCGCAACGCAGACGACAACTCGTCAATCATCAACGGCTTAGACGTTCGGGTGGTCTTCCACCCGAACTCTTGCCCCACCGTATTCGTCACACTGTTCAACTGACGGCGACGGTACAACTTCGGATACCCCAGGTGCCGTAGCTCAGTGATCGTCGTCAAACCGTGGTTATTCGACTCCACGCAGCACAAAGCGTCCCGATACCACAACCCCAGCGCATACACTTCCTCAGCCAACAAGTCAGGAGCAATGTGGCCGTGCCAGATAGCGCACTGCTCACCAGTGCCCACATCTAGCACCTGAATCACGCTGTAGTCGCCATGACCAAGGCCCTCAGCGGTATCTACGCCCATAACGTAGGCGTGGTTCATCTCTGGATACTGCCAAACTTCAAGACTCATGCGACTCTGAACTCCACCATGTTCTCATGACGCCACATATCGCCCTTATCGCCATACCGCACCTGCGATTCCAACTGATCCAGCACATCCAGATCAAAAACAGGGTTGCCTGACTTCACAAACGCCTCTTCAGGCGTTGACGGGTACTCCTGAGCCAACTGCCACGGCAACATCGACTCACGTTTGTCCTGATACCACGCATCTCCACGGTCTTCAGTCGCAGACCACGGAAAAAACATCGGCGCAAACTTGTTCGTACCCGCCGTAGCACCCACCCAAAGCTGATGGTAGAAGTTGCCTGACCCGTTAGCAGTCGACAGGCCGATAATTCGGCCACCAATATCGGCCACAGGCTCAATCGAAGCCCACGCATCCTCAGGATTCGGCAAGAACGACCACTCATCAACAACAATCAGCGACGCAGACTCGCCACGGGCAGGGTCAGACGCCGACGGCATCGACGTAATCTGAGAACCGTTATCAAAAGCCATGCGCTGCTGATGCTCAACCAGCGAACGAGGCCCCCGCTCAACCATCCAGTCAGGCAAATGCTTCTGCCCATACTTCGTCTTCTTCAACAACAGCACCGATTCACGCTCCGTACGAGACAAATCGATGATGTTCTGGTCAGAATGGAAGTACGCCAACCAGAACTGGTGCGCTGCAACCAGCGTAGACCAGCCAATCTGGCGGGCTTTCAACGTCAGACTGTAGCGTTCGTTTGCCCACTCCTTCAGAGCGAACTTCTGAGCGTCACGCAACTCAAACAGCACACGTCCACGAGCGGG